CAGCCGTTGGCAATATTCCACATTTCAACCTTGCATTCTTTCGCCATCTTTTCTGGCATAAAAGACTGTCGCTCATGCTGAATTATCAATTCAAGCAGCCTTGTGTCTGTGATATCCATTGGCTGTTTTTCATCGCCAATGAAATGAACGTGCTGATGGCATTCGTTGCACAGCGAAACAAGCTTGTGCAATCGCTTGCCGTCCATTGTGTCGCGATCATAGGACCGATGATGCACGCAGCTCGACTTGTTTCCGCAAGCGACGCAGGTGAAATTGTCGCGAGTCATGATGCGAAGTCTAAGGGCCGCCCATTCGTCGGACTGGAGGTAAGTCTCGTATGGCTCGCTACGCCTCTCAGACTTCTCGCGGATTCGCTTTGCTGCTCGCTTTAGACGCAACTCCTGAGAATCTCGGCTCAAATGCTTCAGCTTTCGTCGCGTCCGCTTTTCTGATTTCGTTCGGACGTCAATGCGTTTTGCGACACGTTCTTCGAACAGGCTGAGGGCGTCTTTCAGTTGCCACGTTTCCAGACTGTCGATTGCTGCTCCAAACAGTTCTTCGAATCGTGTTTGAGTCAGGCTCAGCTCTATTCCTGCAATCATGCGCGCCACTCCCGTTGGTCGTGTTCCAGTATGGACTGATGCTGTTCGAGGGTTCTTTAGACGCAACCCCCTTACCCCCTAGACGATATCGCCAGAGTTTTGGTAAGGAGAGTCGGTCTGAATCATCGCTTGGCTGACGCCGTCCGATGGGACTTCATACCGCAAGGAAGTGGACCTTTTTTAAGTCGCCCCACTCTGCCTGCATCGGACAGCCCCGCGACTCTGGCAAAACGTTTCTTAGACGTTTCCGGGAGTTTTGCACTCACCAAACGCCGACAGCCAGAGCATTTCTGCTCTGGCTGTCATTGTGGATTGTGCGACGTGCAATCGCGTTGCCTGAGTGTACGGGACAGGCTGCCCAGATTCAATGATTCGTTTCAATTGCACGCCGCTGGTCACTTTCCACGGTGACAGCAAACGCATCTTGACACGAATTGCAGAATCTGTCAACGCGAATTGCTGCACACTGTCAACACAGCGAGGACTGCAGGTAGCTCGCAGTCCTCTCCCAGTGCTGTGCTGATCGGCTTCGCTTTTTATCCGCTGCTGCCAATCATTAATGATTTCTGAAAATTTGCGGATGTCCTGCCGTCGCAATTGTGGTCAATCTGCCATGCGAACAGAGCCAGCGTTTTGCGGTAGAGTCCGCTGACATCCGTGTTGACTCGATTGACTTGATGCCATGTGCCTGCTGTCTCGAAAATCACTGCTCTGCCTGGCTCAACTCCGATCATTGTGTCTGGTTCGATAATCAATTCCCCGCCGCACAGCTCTCCCCACGCAGAGTTAATGCTCATCACGATCGAGTGAGTTCTTTTCCACGGTCTGATCGGATGACACTCAGCGTCGAGATGCCTCGCGAGGAATCCTCCGGGCGGCATCATGTGCATTCCGGCCGCGTGCAAATCGTAGTCAATGAAGGAATCTCCAATGTGATCCGCGACGGCCAGTGCCAGTGCGTCCAAAGCAGCGAGGCACGCGGCCGGAATTCTCGACCGATCCATACTGCCGTACTTGTTCGCGGTGGCTCCGTTGTAGCGATGCCAATAGGGCCACAATTGGTCAGGCCATGCGGCTTCGGCAGCAAGGATAAGCGAGCGAGGAATTGCGTTTTCTATAATCTTAACGGACATGCTCATTCTCCTGCACTATGAATTTGAAAACAGACTCATGTGCTGTTCCCGGAATCCATTCCATGATCTGCTGATCACTTAACTCTTTTAGAAATGGAAGCTCCGCTTTTGCTCTCGCGAGTTTTTCCGAGGCTTGGAAGATGTGCGAAACAAACTTCAATCGCTTCTGTTGCGTCCAGTACAGCTTCGGAAAATGAATCTCCACGTTTCTGACGTGCTGCGGACTTACTACACTCTTATGCCCAGTGACAAAAGACATTTCAGAGAACGGTGCTGGGCATCGTATTTCCACCGCGCAGCCAATTTTTCCGATGCGAGCACACTCAAAGAAAAATGAGTTCGAATCTTCAACATGCTCGATGCAGTGGCTCGAATAAATTTCATCCGCTGCATCGTCCGCAACAGGCCACGGCATCACGTCAAGATTGTGCTGAATGTCTGCCTCTTGGCACATATCGAGATTCACCCAATCTGCACCGCGTGCGAAGTTGGTCCCACCACCGATCTCAAGTTTCATTCCTTGCACCTTCCCAAACTTCTATCTCTCGCTGGATCGTTTTCCAATACGCTTCTTTGTAAACGTCGCCCGCGTCATCCGCGAACAAACATGCACATTCCTCTGGCTTAAACAGTCGCCCCGGCCAGCTCTCTGTGCCGAAAAACTTCTGGTCGATCGTTCGCCAATCACGACTAAAAACATCGTCGTGGCGGAACCAGTAATTCGTTCCGCTGTAGTGCCAGCGATTGTTGTTCGGTGTCGTGAATTGGCCAAACTTTCGAAACGATCCGGCCATTGAAAACCTCTCCATCGTTCGCCAAACTGTTTGCCAATCATCGAGACAGGCCCGGTATTGCCGTTCAGCCCAACGCACAGTGATGGAGTCCTGCGAATGCGTAACGCCTTTAGCGTGGCAAGAGAACGTCAGTTCGTTTGGATTGCCGGAGCAAACGGTTTCGAGCAGCCACGGGAATGTAAGAACCTCTCGCAGCGTCTGGTGATTAGTGAACACCCTTGTGTGCGTCCAGTCCAGCCCGATTGACTCCGAGAACTTTAGCACGTCATTCGCTGATACGGTGCCTATGTTTTTGTTTTTGACTTTTGCTGTTCCTTCGATCGCAATTGCCAGCACCCGCTTTCCGTTAAATAGGTATCGTCGTCGTGCGATCTGCTGCAGGTTCCACTTCCAAACGTCGTTGGACGCCACCGGTAATACGTGCATGATTAGATTACAAATCGGATCGACAATCGGCCGGACAGCGTGAAGTTCGGCGTGCCATTTTTTTGCGGGACATTCTTCCAGCCGCATCGGTATTTTCAAATCGAGAAAGCAACCGCATCCGTCGCATCGCCCGTCGTCGTTCAGTTGACATTCTCCGCAAATCGTTTTACGGTCTGCGTGTTCGTCTGGCGTCGTCGTCTTCAAGCCATCACCGACGAAACGCGCCATTGCGGCGGACGCCGTAACTACCTGCTGCATCACTGACGGTCTCTGCACCTTTGGCTTTCCGCATGTTGTGCAAGGTTGATGACGCACAACAGGCGTGTTATTACCGATGCGAGCCGGTACGCTTGGTGACACTGATCGTGATAACCATCCCTCCACGATCTCGTCGCGTCTTGCCTGCGTTAGTCCGCACAATTCGCCACTGCATATTTGACGTAAACGCCCGTGCATTTGCCGCTGTAGCTTGTGGCAAAATCCATCTGCAGGACACTCGCAAACATGCTCCTTCATAGAATCACCGTCATTCCGATGTCGGCTCCAATTACAGCCCCACCGCAGCAAAACTGAGCGGTCGTAGATCCGATGAACTCCCAATCATAAAGCTGCAATGCGCAATCCTGATTTGTCGGGCTTGTCTGACCGAAAGAACACAGCAACAGATTGCCTGGCAACCAGTGCTGAAACGAAGCTACGAAGCTATTTCCGACGCACGACAATATTACGTCCATCCTGCCGCCAGGCGGCCCCCAAGGTCCTGTGCCAGCCCAACTCTGAGATATTACGTTAAACGTGACGACGATATCGACCGCCGGGTATGTGCAGTATCTGATTGGGTACATAGTCACAGTAAGTGTCGGATATAAATCCGGGTCTGGGCATGGATCGCAAATGACCTCGCACTTGCATTGCTTACACTGGACAACGACGACCGTGCCATCCTCAAGCGTTACTGATGCTGTCATTGCGCCACACCCCGGCGCGGCAACTGGCTCCTGCTCCACACCATCTGCCGTGAGTGTGATTATGCACGCCCCGTACTGATCGCGACCGAGGGCGATTTCCAGCGAGTAATAGCCGACCGTGCCGACCCATAATGGAGGATCGCAGTCATAGGCAGTATCGCAAATTTCACCGCGCAAAACGCCACCGCCGTACTCGCGAATCTCGATGCACAGACAATCACACGAGCACCGACACGACCCGCAAAAGAAGTCCCGGCAACCCGTGTCAGGGTTATCGATTAACTCCAGTTCGCGAGGCTCATGTTTGCTCCAGCGCAGAGTGCCTTCGAGGTATGCCGTGGACACTGCGACATCGCCTGCTGGATCTCGGCAGCTGGCTCCCTCGTAACAGGTCGCACGATACACTTCTTCGTCGTCGAGTGTGACAATGTACTCGCATTCGTCGGTCTCGTAGTTTCGCTCCCAATACGATACGAACGCAACGCCGCCAACTGTCCCTGTCCATGATGAGCCCGCGAAGATGGCTGAGCCGTAGGCGATCGCTTCGCCGTAGACTTCCCATTCTAGGCATAGGCGGCAAACGGTGGCTCCACAGCAACCATCTGTCGGTGCGCTATCGCACGCCTCAATCGTGAACTCGGCACATGGCTTCAAGCGTGTTGGCGATGCCTTGCGGAGATAACGCGGAGGCATTATTCACACTCCGGCTGGGCACAAAGGTCGTCGATGATCCAACGAGGTTCGCAATATCCTGTCAGTGGATAGTGGTACGTTGCTCGCCCTGTCGTTCCAACCAAGTCCTGCGGGGTCAATCCGCTCAGGTAATTGCAGATGTCATAGACATAGTACTCGCCGCCGTACTCCGACCCCGGTGGGGTTCCTGTGCAGCTCTGGTTGTAGTAGGTGGCCGTGACAACGAGCGCAGTCTCTGCGACGTAATCGGTTTCGGGGCAAAGGACATCAGTGATCGTAAACCAGATCGTGTGACCGCCGCCGGAACCGCCACCCGCAAACCGCCCAATCAACGCGCGATCATCGGTCGCTTCTTTGGCCCGATGATGCCCATAAACGACAAACGGCCCCGCACCTTCATCAATTTCCCATGAATTGACGATCGGCGTATATTGAACTGACGGCTGACTTGGGGCATCTCCCAGCATGATCACCACGCCAAAACGATACGCCCAGCCAACGCCCGTTTCTGTCGACGATGGAACAGCAATTGGATACTGAGAGTTAAACAGAAACTCGCCATCGAGCGACGTGGGCTTTTCAACTTCGATAGCTGTGACGTTGTTGATGTTTCTCGTGCCCGTAACTCTCATGCAAGCATAGGCTGGAATAACCTCGCTGCCGGTGTTGTAAACGAACGCGCGGTGCGGCGATGGCTCGTCAATCGGTCTGCGTTGTGGAAAGTTCTGCGTTTGCTGCGCGGGCAATTGCTTGCGGCGAAGATAATCCTGCCACAGTTCGCGACCTTGCTCGGGAGTAAACCACGCAGCTTCCACCTTATGTTGCCACCTTGATCAGAGTAACCTGCACCGGAGTTGATGCCGTGTCGGAATCGAGATACGTCGATGCTAGAGTGCCGACTCGTGGGAGATACGCCACCTCACCTGGAGGCACGTCAAACCATTTCACGAATGATCCGGCCGCGTCGCCTCCGACTGATACGATTGCTGTGGCGTGTAGGTTTTCGATTCGGCAGGCTGCACTGTCGGTAACGTCTCCGGCCGCAATCACCTCGTGAGTCGTGCCGACGATCTGAACGTTGTCTGTGTTCAGCTCGGACGTCGTTGTCTTTTCCACAACTTTTTGCGGTGGGTTTCGCACAACAACGCTGGACCGTGAAAACTGAAGTTGGGAGGTAAACCGGAATGAATTTGCCATTTATGTGAGCCCTAGTGCTGCGTATGGAAGTGAACCGTAAAGTTGCGTGTACTGAAAATATGCTAAATCCGGATCGGTTTGCTGCACACCAACCGAATCAAGCAATACAGGCTTTGTCACCTCTTGCCCGTTCGCATCACGAGCACGCGAAATTGGCCACTTTTCCACCGGAAGTGGATCGTCTCCGAAAACATATGGTGGTTGCGTTCTGACCAGTAATCCTTCGTGCCTCCATCGCTTGTGCCACGCCTGTGCTGGAGTTGCGCCCATGTATGGCACTCGAAACTGAATACGGGCAGTGACGTCCCATTGTTCTAGTGGCATCCCAAATTTGAATTGATTTTTCGCTGAGTATCCGACCAGCCTTGCAGTTCCCGGAGGCCACCCAAGAAACGTGTCTGAGTTTGTCGCGTGTCGGTAAACGTTGGTTGTATACGCATTGAATACGAAAAACTTACGACGAATAACGCAGATTGAATCAGAAAGATCGTAGGTTAATCCCTCAACTTGCTCATTGTTGGCGGTGACAATAGCTCTTCCAAAATAATCCCTATCGATTGGCTCAGACGATGTTGTATCGCTCCACTCAACATCGACATTGCCATCAAATCGCTGGCCTTCATAGTTGACCATGACCATCCACAAAATCGGCCCCATTGGTTCAGCTGTTTTCGTCTTTACAAAAGAATCTGCACCAGATCGGTGCCGTGCTCCATATTCCGGAATTCCAGTGGCTGACAAAACGTCTTCTGGACTGTCTCCGATTTCCGCGAGAACCTGATAACCTTCTGTGTGCGAAAACCTCGTGGCGAAACTGTCGTACTTTTCCGACTCGCCAGAACCGCCTTCCTTCGACCACATTTGCGTTACGTTGATCGCTGCCATTACGCGATTGCCTCCATCTGCAATTTGCCCTGCGTATTGGTTGCTACCGCTTGCAAAAGCCTGTTCTGGTCATCATCGAGACGCACGAGAATTCTTGGCTTGTCGTTCGGCTTCTTTCGAAGCTCTTGCAGAATCTGTTGCATGATGTCAGGAATTCGCGTGCCCGGCCCTCGCGTCAGCAACCGCCCTTCCGTGGCTGGAATGCCTTGCATCATGACCGCTGGTCGGCCTTTGAGGTCAATCTTTGATGTCGCTGCGTTTACTTCCTCGCCAAGTGCCGAGCCTACACCCACCATTCGCTCGCTCATCTTGTCGCTGAACTCTTGCCCGAGTCGGCCACCGACAGCGCCAATCTTTTCCGCAAGATCCTTTTCGCGTGCGGTCAATTGACGTTCTGCAATCTCAGGCAGCGACGTGAGGGAAGACTTAAAGCCATCTGTCAGGCTTATGCTTGCGGCTTCGCCCAGCCCAACCATCAGGCCATCTATGCCGCCCGCCCCACCGGACGCAATAAACTCAAAAATCTGGTAAACCATTTCGCCAATGATTCGACCGGCATTGGTAATGACAGCGATCACGCCATTGAATGCGTCTTTGATAAGGTTGATAAAGTTCTCACCGAACCACGTCGCATAGCCCGGTATAACAACCGTGAGTGTGTGCATAACGGATTCGCTGATGCTAATCATTGCCAGTTCAGCGGCTGCTTTGACAATCTCCCAGACGCTGCTGAGATTTGTCAGGATGACTTCGAGGAAGGTAAACGCACCGATCACCACATTGATCGCCTGCGTAACCTTTTCTTTGACATAGTCCATGATCGGCCCGATGTTCTCCAGAACGCTCGTAGCGTACTGGACGACTGGCACAAGCAACTTGTCCAGCGATGTGGCCAGTTGTTGAATTCCCGCATTGATCAGCACGCGAATCGGGGCAATGATCTTGCCAAACGACTCCATCAGCGAACTCATTGCAGAGTCAGCGCGACGGCCCGAGCCTGAGACGCTGGTCATGTCTTTTGATTGCTGTGCGAGTCCCTGATTAGCAATCGCTATGACGGCCGCCATCTTTTCCTGATTCGTCCGCATGTACATAATCTGCGGATTTAACCCTGTGAAGGCGTCGAAGTTTCCTTCAAGTGCCGCTTTCATGTCGCCCAAAGATTGCTCAGCAGTCTTGCCGGTCGCTGCTGCCAGCCCGAGTGCCGCCTTTGCTGCGTCGTCCGCCTTGTCGGTGGCAAATCCCATCGACTGAGCGGTCTGCATCAGTGCCAGCGTTGTCTGGTCGGAAACGCCTGTTAGCTTTTCCAAGTCCTTAGCGGTCTGCTGCATCGCTGCTGATGCGGCCTGTTGCCCACGGATCGCCAATGCTGCGTTCAGTCGCTTTACTGCTGCTGTCTGTGCGTCGTATGCTGCATTGATCTTGTCGAGTCCGCCAAGTGCTACCATGGCTCCCTTTACGGCGACGTATGCGGCAACAAGCCCTTTCGATACAGACGCAAGAGCTTCTGTTGCTTTTGCTGTGCGTCCTGATTGGTTTTCTACACCCTTGAGTGATTGTTTTAATGAGTCCAACTGAGGCTTAATGGTCGATTCAATTTTTGCCGTTTTTGCAGATGCAATTATCACCTTCGAGTATGCGTCTGCCGCCCCCGTGGCAATAGTGGCTAGTGACTTTGCTGCGCTTTGAGCCAAAGAGCCAATGGCTTTTGATAGCCCGCCAGATGCAGAAGCAAACGTTTTTCCCAGTGTTTGCGATGCCCCAGAAATTGCCCCCAAAGATTTAAGCACGCCATCGAATGCAGCACCAGCAAGGTTTTTCCCGCCGATTACAAAGTCAATGCCGTTCGTTGCCATTAGTCCCGCCGCTTCATTTGTTCTTCGGTTATTCGATGTTCTTCGCTTCTGAGCAGTTGTCGCAACTCAAACCACCACGCCGACTGATCGAGCAATCCGCCAGAGACTGGCAGATGCTGTTCGCTTGCCGCGACGATCTGAATGTCTGAAATCAATTCCTGTCCTATGTACTTCGACGGGCATTGGTCGATCATGTACCAGCCTTCGCTGCAATGCTCACACCCGCTTCCGCCACACTCCGCACATTCAATTTCTGCCGAAAACTCTTTCGACACTACGCCTTGACATTTACCCACGCACGATTTGCACAGCTCCCCGCATCTCAGGAGGGCTGCAACTCTGACTTTTTTTTATCGTCGACCGTTGGCACCGTGGCCGAAATAAGGAACGTGAACACCTCCATCAACTCGTCCAGGCTCAACACGTCCCCCAGCGTTTCCTTGCTGAACGGGATCTCGATGTTTTCCCATCCAGTGATGCACGAGAACGCCGCGTCAATGATCGCGTCAAACTTCGCTCCCAAGTCGCCGCCCTCCAGCGAACTCATGAGACCGATCAGCTTCCGCTGTTGGTTCAATGTTGGAGCTTTGGCGTAAATTTTTGGCTGTGGCGTCTTGTCGAGATCGCACGCCAAAACCATTGTCAGCCGTGAGTTAGGGTCGAGACTTCGAGGCATAAACCAATCAATCAAAAGTGATAGTGAGTTCGGTATCGGCAGAACTGCCGGCCGTGCAAAGCCACGTCAGATCGTCCGACATAATTCCGTTTCGGTCGCCTTGCTGCTTGTTCTCAAGTTGAGCCTTTGGTGCGGCAATCGTGATCGAGTTTCCGGTTGCTCCGATCTGCATCGAAAACGCCTGAGCGGAACTGGTCAGCCAAAGAGCGTCACGGTCCTGTGTAGCGACCAGTGATGATTCCGGATTTGCCGTAATTACTGGAGCCCTGTCTGTGACGATCGCTGAAATATAACCGCTGCGATCACTGGCATTGATGCACTCCCGCATGGTCACGGTATTGCCTGAATCAACCTCAACAGATGCTGTGCACAGTGCAACAGAGTTAAACGTTAGGGCACCGTTAGCGACTCGCAAAGGCAACACGGTCGGATACGTTGGCGTCAGTATCGCAGTGTCGGTTTCGTTGGTTGAGTATTTGCCGGTGAAGGTGAATTCAATCATCGCCTGCTTTCCAGTTTCGGCAATGATCTTCCACGTACCCATAGCACCGGAAAGAAGCGACAGCTTGCCGTCTTTATATTCGCCTATCGTGATCGTCTTTACGCCGCCTGCAAGCCCCGGCCCCTGAGTTACCGGAGACAAAACAAGTCCCGTCGCAACCCATCCGCACGCCGGAAGCAGCACTGAGGCCCACGTTGGCAGCGTCGTGCCGTTGTAGCTCATGCCAAAACGCACCGTGCATGTGCCTGTCATGCCTTCCGGAATACTCGGCAAATAATTGAACCCGCCCTGCCCTTCGCGGCGCGTCATGGCAACATTCGGCTGAATCACAAAGTCTTCTGCGTTAAACGCAGCTTCAGCACCTGTTAAAGCTTCGGCAGTTCCGACAGTCGTTTCGACCTTGGCTGCAAATACTCGACGACGCCTCAGAAGTCCGCTCATTGTTTTTTCCTATTTCTTGACCAGGCCATTTGCCCGGAGAATGTTGAGGTTGATTCGTCGTTCCATTTGCTTCGACAGTTCTTTGTTGATCTCTTTGACCTGTGGCCCTTCGAGATCGTTTTTGGCGTAGGCTCCAAATGCTGACACGCCAAATCGTTGCTGAATCGGCTGTCTCATTTTCCCGGCATAACGTCCTTTAGTCATCTTTTGAGCAGGCCCGACGCGAACGAATACGTTGCCCTTCCAGCTCATTTTTATCACGCCCGGTTTTGGACCTTGAAACGCTCCGTTGATTCTTGAGCGTCCGCCTGCTTTACTGATCTTGTACGATACGCCTCGGTTGTCTTGCTTCGCGCCGAAGTGTCGAAGTCCGAGTCGTTTTGTTTTCTTCAGTGAAACCACAGCAACCAGATTTGTCTCCGTCGCCGTAGCTCGCAAACTCAATGGCCGTTCTGCCTCGTCCTTTTTCAGATTGACGGTCTTGCGAATGTCTCGCCCGACCTGCAGTTTTGTTTTCTTGCTGGTTGCGTTGATTGCTCCAGCCAGTTCCTTTTTGATGCTCTTTTTTGACTTACTGACCGCTTCCCGCAGTCGCTTCAGTTGCTTCGCGTTGATCTGAATTTCAATCACGCTCGCACCGTGTATGGGTCGCCTTCCGTGACTCGATATGTGACCGTTAACGGAATTGCAATTCCGTCATATCCACCATCGGAGACAACTGTCTGTTGTGCTCCAAGATCGGCATTGATTGCCAGTTCCCCGAACGTGTGCCACGTTGCTGCGTCGTTCACAATGGCCTTGTGAATTTCCGCTTCCATGACGTCCTCGTAAACCTCGACAGGAGTAGCGTCCTTCTCGCTTGGAGCGATATGAACTCGAATCAGAAACGTCTGCTGCATCCCAATTGCTGGTGGATTGCCAGGGCAGTCCATTTCTGGAGCCCGAGCCACCTCACCACGGGTTAACACGATCAACCCGTGCTGTGGCGTGTACGTCGCAATCTTTGTGGGCCTGACGACATCCGCAAACGAATAGGCCCCAGCACTGCCCGACACCAACACCTGAAGCCGCGCGAATATCTCATCTGAGATTCGCGAGACGACAGGCGTTTGAAGTGTCAACGACATATCAGCACCAGCATTCCTTCATCATGTTCCGACAGCAACTGCACAGATCGTTTCGTAGCCGTTTCTCCGAGTCTCACCGGGAACTTGATCTGATCACCGCCCACGTTTAACTCTTCGCTGCTGATGCCTGTTGTGGCACTGTTGGCAACTCTGACTTCAAACTCTGGGATGATCTGTTCGTCCGGATTGAACGTCGCTACCTGATTGCGGATCACGACGGCCTTGATGGTTCTCGGCGTTGATGGTGATCCGAACCGATGCGGATGATACGTAACCGTTTCAGCGAAGTGATCGCTGTTCAGAAACACACCCGCCGCATCAGTTACGATCCGATCCGCCAAGCTCATATCAGGCTCGCTTCGATACGATCTTGATGTAATCTACGGTAAAGCTGTCGGTGTTCGCGTCAGACGTTTTCTGAATCTGAAAATACGGCTGAACACCAGCAGTGTATGCAGACATATCAAACGTCGTTGACTGTGCAACACGAACGCCATCAATGTAAAACTTAACGTTGCTTTTCCCGCCCGTGAAATCAATCACGAATTTCTTATAGACGGTACTGGTGAAACTGGCACCTGTGGCGACATCGTCTTTGTCGGTCGTGCCGTCATCGGTTTCAACAACGATTGCGTTGCTGCCGATCGCCCGAAACAACGCATGTTGTGCAATTGAATCGATTGCATCGTTGCGGGCACCCGCCACGCCGAATGCCAATGATGTTGCTGAATCAAGAACGCCGCCGACAGCCGCCGTCATCTTGACACGCATTTCGACTCGTTGCAGCAAGTCAATATCGTAGTTCAAGACGTCGGACTGATAGACGCAACAGTTTTGCACCTCGGTTGCACTTGAATTTGCCAGCGTCAACTCACCATTGATCCCGCCGACTGTCGCTGTCGGAGTTGTGCCCGTGACCACCAGGTCCCACTGATCGCTGCCAACTGGTGACGCCAGTACGGTCTGCGGGCCAAAAAAGTCTTCTGTATACTCAACAAAATCCTGAATTCCTGCCATGATCAACACCCTTTCGAAACAACGGTCATCGCATTCCGCTACGTTGTGGAATAGCTTTCAAAAGTCCGGCCGATCACATGACCGGCCGGACGGTCTCAAACTGCCAGAGCATTAAGCCCCGGCGTGCTTGTACAGGCCACGGAAGTCAATGGCAGCAACGCCAAACGTCTGACGCACCTTGTACTTGTAAACGTCCTTATCGAAGTCCCATTCGTTTTCGAGAACTGGGGACTGTTCGCCTTCAAGGAAAGTGATTTCGACCGTGTCAACTTGGCTGTTATTTGCGGCCAAGTACCAAGCTGTCGAGCTTGAAGCATCCAGCAGCGGCTCGACGATTACCTTTAGCGGTCGGTCGCCGTTTGGCCCGTAGATGTTCTTGGTGTTGCTGTTGCCAGCCGCAGAGCCACCTACAGATGGATCTGCGATAGATCCCAGCAACTGCAGTGCGGTTGCACTGATGGCCGCTGGTACGATCAGGAATGCTGGCTGAATGTTCAGAATTACGTCTGAACGCAAGCCCTTTTTGGTCATCATGCTGATGTAAGCGGTGTTCAAAGTTGTGACACTTGGAGCACCAGCACCAGTTGCAAGGTTTGCGTGACCCCCGGCAGTGGTCTGTGCTGTTGCGTTGAACAGGAGACCCGTGTCGGCCATTGCGGCGTTTGCAGTCAGAACGCCATAGACGGCCTGATTCTGCAATCGTCGGCACGCTGCACCCTGCATTGCGGGAATGCGGCTGATGGCATCAAGGTCATCGTTGACGACGGTTTCCCATGTTACTGTGAACATGTTGCCGTACTTGTTGACCTTATACACTTCCTTCGCATCGCTCATCGGCGCGTCTGGATATGGAGACCCTTCTGGCACCATTTCGGGCGTGCCCATTTCGCTGAATCGAATGCGGTTCAGATTTTTGAAGTCCGCAGTTGTTCCGGCATCGCGAGCCCACATGTTCCACGTGTATGGAGCCTCCTCGTAACCCGCCAACAGTGTTTTGTTGGCCGCGTCCAACAACAGGTTGCTGAAACTTCCGGTCGTGTGGTACGCATCACGCTGAATTCGGAATCGATTGGCCGTTCCGGGATGTCCCATTGCAACCAGAGCGATATCCTTAGCGGCCATGCGGCGGACATCGCAACCAAGGCGTTCCGCGTAAAACTCTGCCATACGGCTGAGCTTCATGTTGCGGAAGTCCTCGTGTCCGGCCGCTGGACGTTCAATGGTCTGCCGTGAACCTGCAGCCCGCAGCGTTCGCATGATCAGACCATCACGGGCCGCTGCAAACAGTTTGTCATCTGAGGACTCGGTAACGGTGACACGCTCGGTCGTCTGACCAACAGGTTTGGTTGCCATTCTTTCAAGAACCTTTGCACGGGCTGTGTTGAGGTCGACGCCATCGTCACAGAGTGAGTCTGCAAAAGATCGCTCGATCTTGTGGGCAGTACAGAGACTCTGGATTTCTTTGCGTCGTTTTGCATCAGCTCGCAACGCGCGGGCGATGGCTTCACCGACATCCTTCTTTTTTTCTTCGTCCGTCATGGCGTCCATATTCTCGACTTTCTTTTCTTCGCCGGGCTTAGGATCGCCCTCCATGTTTTCCACCAGTTCTTCCGGCTCGGCCACGGCGGCCGCACCTGTTCCAAGTTTGCCAACAACCCATGCCAAAATCTGGTTCGGGTCGGTCATGCCTTCTGGAAGTCCCATTGCTGCCAGTTGAGTCAACAGTGCCTCGTCCATAGTTCTTGTAACCTTTCTTTCGAGGTCTGTGTATGACCTGCGGACAGTGGAAAGCTCGTCCGCGCCCGTGGCACAGATCGATGCGTTATGTGGCTGCCATCGCGTGTGGATGATGGCCGGACCTTCAATCGTTTGGCCGCGTCGTGTTGTGTACGACTGGCCGTGTGGAACAAACAGCGATTCCATTGGCACAGCAGTGATTGAAAAATCAGTGATGTGCCCTTCGTTCATTCGCTGGCAGATCAGTTGTGCGTCTGGATCACTGGCAAAGCTCGGCGAACCATGTAGCTCTCCATCGATAACCTGTAGGCCGCGAATGCTTCCAAAAATGTTTCTGACTGTGCTGTCGTCGTGGCTGTCAACGATTGGGATTTGTGATTGATTGGCTCGAAGGACTACGCCTTCCATTAGCAGCACTTCGTTGATCACGTATCCGCGTTCTTCGTCGTATCGTCGCACTGGTGTCTCAGTGGCAATGACGACATCAGAAACGCCAGAGGCATAGCCGACCGACCGCAGGACCATTTGGCCCGCTGGCTTCTTAACTGGTGGTAATTTGCCTCGCTTACGTGGCATTCTCTGTCTCCGGTTCTTCGCTCAAATCAGTGTCGACAGTTCCGTCCTGAGCGTCTTGAATCAGCATCGTTGCTGTGGCTTCCGTTAGTCCCAGCGTCTGCAGCATTACGCGAGCTTTTGTCTCGCTTGCAGTGCCTGCGATAAACTCAGAAAGGATGTCTTCGATGGCTTTCCGATTTCTACCCCACTGCAGCCGCGAAGTGTTGGCCATTTCGCCCGCTGGTTGATTCGCTGTAGCATCGCCGTTCGGGTTTGCAGACGTTGCGGCCATCTGTTGAGCTTCGGCCTGAGACGCCTCGACGTTGGCCATGTCTTTTGTCACAAGTCCAAGTTGCCGCTTCAGCTTTTCTTCTTTGGCTCGCTGGTAGAACACGTTCCGCCAGTTCTTACCACGCTGACCAAGCTCGTCCTGGTATGTGCTCTGGAACGAAGTCAACGCTGCGTCAGATGCGGCCTGCTCGCTTTGCGGGTCTACCCATTCCCATGCAGGCGTTTGCCATTCGACGGCGGTCGATGATCGCCGGTCGTCAAGAATCTCGGTCATTGATGGAAACCCATCGACGCCCGCCGTTGCTGCTTGGTCACAAAATCGATCCCAGATCGGCTGGCAGCAGTGCTGAACCATGTATTTTTGCCATCGACGAAACCGGCGACGGTCTTCCAGCATCGATGTGCGGCTGCTGCTGTAGGATGTACCGGAGTAGTTTCTGCTGACGACCTCGTAACTCAAGCCAGTGCCGACTGAAATGCCGCGAAGCATTAGGTTGATCCACGGTTCCGACGCTGAGTTCGGACGGCCGGGATTGATCGATTCGACCGATTCCCCTGGCTGCAACCTGACAACCATTGCTGGTTCAAGATACTCAAACTGATTGCCGTTGACGTCTGTCGATTCGCTGTCTGTCGATGGCATTAAGCCAGAACCGGCGCGGCCCGTTGTCGTGATGGCAACGCCGAAACACGACGCCACCGCAGACGCTTGAATCTCATTGTCCACGTAGACGCCGAGATCCCGCAACCACGACATCACTGGAGCAAACCACGAAACGCCGCGAGTCTGTCCAATGCGGTCGACTCGGTACAAATGCAAGATGTCTTTTGCGTCGATGCGATCCGGAAGAACTCGCGTTGCGTATGGCCCGTTTGGATGTTCCGGATAGATCCAATAGGCTAGAGGCTTGCCAAGGTCATCAAGTTCTACGCCTCTGATGATCTTGTTGCCATCCTTGCTGTGGATCTTGTACGTGTCTTTTTCCGTCGCGATGCGGTCTGCTTCGATGACTTCAATCGCGAGCGGAATCGGGCGATAGATGCCGCGATACTTCAGGGAAGGCGTGTTTACCAGGTGAATAATCACCTCGCCTGCCTCGACCATTTCACGCTGAATGAGCTGCTGGATTTCTGCAAAGTTCATGCGGCCATTGACGTCGCATACTTCGCACCACTCTGCCCATTTCTTGTCTCGAACTTCGTTGACATCCTCGATGTCAGTGCCTTCGGGTGTTTCGATCTGCGATTGAGCACCAATGCCGCAACCGACCACTGAACTCACGATCGTGTCGACAACGCCCCAGGCATAAGCGTTGTCACGAACCAACGCGCGGGACCATGCTCGCAAAGCGTCTGCCCCAAATGGCCCGAGTAGCTCAGAATCTGCCGACTGATTCTTCGGCCGCTTGTTGTTCGTCAGCCGATTGGCTTCTGCCCCTTGAAACATTCGCTCAAGCGTTCTGCGTTGCTGCGTTCGCTTGACTGCAGCCGCTGGCGAAAATACGCCGATGATGCGATCCAGAGTGCTGCCGATCATTGGCTAGCCCTCTGCAGTTTCGCGAGTCGAAACATACCGCCGCCGCCACTTTCGCGATCAGCTTGGATCTGCAGAATGTTCCGCTGCTCCATCAGCGTACCAAGATCCAACGCAGTGACGGTACGTGAACCAATGCTATACGATGCCGCGCCCCCGGTCAGGAGTGCTTCAATCGCCGCGTCGATCTGTGCGAGTAGGGATGCTGCTGATGCCATGCCCTGCATTGTTGAGGCAAGGCGATGCGTTTAGCGATAGAGGGCTGGTGTGTTGTTGCTATGATGTAGCATGGGCTACATTATTCAATTTCTTTCCATGTCCCACCACAAAACCCACACTTGCAATACCGCGTGCGGCCCTGCGTACTATAGACGCGGCTGCATGATTTGCCTTTGATTTCCTCATCAAGATCACGCAATCGCTGGCAAGCGGTGCAAGCCATCGGCACAAACGATGTGACGCGGGCTTTTGGCTTAACGCTTTCGGAGACTGTTGACCCATCCGCCTGCTCTCTTTTTGGGGACTCCATGACGTTGGCCTGCAGGCTTTCCGGCTGGCGGTTTCTGTTGTGCTTGCTCATTTGGGGCTTTCGTTCTTGGAGTAACTGAGGGGCCATCCGGGTTCTCTGCTGTTGGTGAAAGGAGATAGATGCCGCGAGCACTTGCCGCAGCCGCTGCCATGTATGTTGCGTCGAGCCAGTGGTTGTTGTCGTTTATCACGTTCCAGTACGTCTTGACGCCTTTGCCTTCTTTGAACTCGCTGACAAGTTCTTCCGCTGCAATGTGCTGAGCGTACGACGTGTGCTTTCTATCGTTTGGCTGCACGAACAGCGACAGTGCCCCACGTCGCAGAAAGTTCTGCTCGTCAAACGTGGGCGTCAGAAATCGCTCATGCACAAACTGTTTCCAGTAGTCTGTATTGAGTTCGTACAGCCAGAGGCCCTGTGCTTCCTGATAGGCCGCGTGCATGTGGGCACCCGGCTTGATCTTGTCGGTTTCTTCCTTTTTGTCTCTGTACTTGCCGATACCCTTGGACACGTAAAACGGAGCCCCGTGAACATCGCGAACGAACTGATACGCTGCATCGGTAAACGTTCCGGAGTCAATAAAAATAGCTTCAACTTTGCGTGCTGATCCAGCCGCGTCAACGTATTCCTTCGACAGCAACTCATCTCGCCAGTTCAGCAGTGCGCGATAAATCATCGGCTCACTGCTCTGGCTGTCCATCGCCTTGTCCGTGCCGGTGACTTCGGCCCGTCCGTAATCGATGACACATCCCCCAGCACCCTTCCACCAAGCAATCACAACCCAGTGGCACAGATACTTTCCGAGGTCGATCGCTGCCGTGATGCACGATGCGTTCGCTGGCAACTGCAATCGATCCAGTCCGCTCAAACGACTCGCCACAGTATGCCATGTCAGCCCGCTCCCCTGTGGCCCGACTTCTGCCGGTGGATCGTTATCAACTTCAGTTGCTACTGCCTTTTCGCCCCAGTCCGCCACTTTGTTGTAATAACTCTGGATTGCAGAGAGTTCGAGCGGTTCGCCGTCTTCGTGCACCGTGCCATCGAATGATGACGGATTGCTGATAACGCAGTCCCGTTCAATCTCTAGTTTGTTGTCTCGCCAGTACCGGAATGCCACCCGTGCGTCTGGATCATTCTCGGCCCGCTCAATTCGCAATCTCAGATATTCCTGCACCATGTCCATGCGGTCCGGTGGAGTAATCATCTTGCGATATCGACGGCCCTTGAATGACGGCTTTTTCGTCGGGTCGGTGAACTTGTAGGCGATACACTTTCGGTTCTGGATCGTGCAAAGAAGAACACGGGCAACTCTCTTGGCAGACGCTGCAAGCCCCGCAATGTCCTTTTCGATTGTTTCTTCATTCTTCTCAATCAATGCGTCGGAGTCAGCAGCCTGACGGTCTTCGATGTCGTCAATGATAGCAATGGACGGTCTGCGGTCTCTGTAGTTGGTTCCGCGAATGCTTCCGTCGATTCCGATCGACGCAAGAATCTGGCCATTGCTTACAGGATCCAGAACGTCCGGCCAGTCATCTGGCAGTTGATGCCGTCCGATTGTGGGATAAATTAGGTGATCTGCTGCCAGTTCAAGATTGGACGGTTCCCCAGCAACGGTCTGCATTCGTGCCCGTGATGACCAGCCGCCAACCGCCCTGAATGGCATACAGAGTTCCGGGAAGTCAGCGAGCAACAATTCAGACTGTTGTAGCTTTTCGCGTACAGTCCGCAGCTCGCCTTCGCTCTTTCTCTGGTTCTTGCCAATAACGATTGGGAAGGGCGACAACCCCTTGAGAGTCAAAAACAGTGCGGTATAGATTGCCAACTTCGTTTTGCCCTCTCCGCGAGTTCCTGCTATTGCCTGATCCCCGCCGTACATTGCAGCCCTGACAATGCTTTGGTGCATGTCTCTGCGGTCGGTGGTGAATGGCTCGAAGAAGACTTCTGGGAAATAGGTCGTCAGGAACAGCTCCCCGTCCTGCAGTGCGTCGAATCGTCGATTTGGTTCGGCAGGACACGATATCTTCAAATCACGCTCAGACGCCCGTAGCTTCGCCTTCCGTTCCCGATCCTTGGTCCTCTCGTCCGACTGCAGCAAATCGCGAGTCACCGGATGTGAGTTTACCAAGCTCTCCAGGAGGGAGGTGTCGAAGGATCTCAAGAAGTCTAAGTCGTTTGTGATCATCCGCCGCCTGTTTTTTGATTTCCACTTCCTGCCGTTTGAGGTCGACCGCATCAGCCTGCAGGAGTGCTGTAAAGGCTGCTGTTTTCATCTTTGGATCTGCGTTGTTAATGACAACGTCATAGATCGCTTCAACTGCCTGTTGTCGCTTCGGGTCGTCGTGTTTCAACCAATCTTTCAACGCACGGCCTGCAAGTTTGACATCGGATATTGTTTCTATGTCCACTGCGGAGCAAACTCGCCAAAGGTACTTTTTTCCACCTGCAATCTCCTCGCCGCCGCTTGATCTTCCGTTTCAAAGTATCCCAAATGCACGAGCTTTCGTTTGACTCGTATGTAAGCCTGCCACCTGTTTAACCGCTGATGGAAGCAAACTCCACTATGCTTGCTTCTGCTGTTTCTGTGCCCCGAGTTATTCCGTGCGTTTTGTTCTCTGGTTGCTAGCCTTAGATTTGAAAGTTTGTTGTTTGACGGATTCCTATCTTTGTGATCGATTTCCATTCCGTCAGGTATCGGCCCATTAAATGCCTCCCAAATCATTCTGTGCATACTGTGCGAAGACGACTTGCCGTCGACACTGACGCAAACAGTCTTGTGCCCGTATGGCGATGATTTGCCTGGCTTTAGTTCACGTCGGCCACGCCCCTTGAGTGAAATGATTTTCCCGTCTGCCGTCGCTACGTAACCGATAAACCTTGTTGGCCGCTCTTCGACCATGCTTCCCCCTTCCCCAAAACATTGCTGGACGGACAGAGTTTCTGTTTAGAATCCGGGGCTTTTTGAAT